ATAAATTTATAGAGAATATCTTATAAAAAATTCATAAGACATTTTCAGAGTAAAGGGGTACTTTCGCCCGAGACTGCGAAAGCAGTCGAGGCTTGCCCTCCGCCGCCCAGAAAAAAAAAAGACGACTCGTCGTTTTTTTTCCAGGCGGAGGGTCAAGGTTACCTTCGGTTACCCTGATCGAGGAGTTACACTGGGCTACATTCCCCACACTCCTCCTTTCTTCAGTGGTTTATTGTTTCCTTCAATTTCCCACACCTTCCACCTATCTAAACTCAGTTTATCGAATGGTGGCTCTACATTAGAGAAGATTACGACATGTGGCGGCTTACCACAAACCATGCCTCCTTCATATTTGCCTGAGAAAAAAAACATGTTCTTTATTTCTTCAATGCCTCCCCACGAGGTATAATCATGGAGGCATCTTGGTAGATTTATAAGAACGATTTCGGGTAAATGATGATTAATCTTTTCATAGTTAATAATTCCCATCTTCATATCTTCCTTTTTTCCGCCTAAAACTACTACTTTAGGAAAATTCAAAAAAACATATTTAGCAAAAGTTGTTTTTCCATTATTGCCCAATCTTCCAATCACATAATTAATATCTCTATCGTTCGGGTCTGTATTCAATATGTCTATTATCTCTCTTTCCCATTTATATAAAGAGATTGTTAGGGTGTATTTCTTTCCAAATCCTCTAATGTATGGTTCAGTGTTTTCCATTCTTGTGTCCTCTTTTTGACAATATTCTTCTGCTGCTTTGGCATTTCTACATTTTTCCCAATGCGGCTCTTGACTAAATTGATTTTTAAAAAAACCTTTGGGTCTCTTTTTCGTTTTGAAAATCAACATTCCTTGTAAATGATTCGTCCCATTCTCGCCTATTTCCTTTTGAAAGACAAAATAAGGAACTATGGCACTATCGGAACTTTCTAAAACTTTAATATCATTTTCAGTATAATTATTCAGGGTAAAACACCACTTCTTACTTGGGGAAATCTGTCTAGTATTACCAGATTTCTTGGAACTCTTGGAACTAATCTTCGCACTCATATACATATAGTGCGTATTATTCTTTAAATTCTTTTCTCTATAGAATGTATAATGCCTTACAATCGTAAGTATCGCACAACCGCCAGAGGTCGCCGTCGTAAAATGGCTAGACGCTCTGCAGCAACAACCATCCAAAGAGGGTGGAAAAACCGAGCAAAACGAAAGAGAGGCTCGTTAGTAGTTCGTACTGTTAAGGCTAACCGTAAGGCTATTAAGAAAATTAAGAAAGATCGTCAGTTAAAATTCGTGAATGACTCCGTCTGTTCACTCCGCACTAATTGGTGTGGGCAACTCTTGTCTTATACTCAGATTGACAATTATGGAATGAGTCAATCTAGCCGTAACTTTGCAGGTCCGCCTATAGTTTATCCATCACTTCCGCCATCGTCGTATTCGCCCGTCGTAATGCAACCGATTGTAGTCCCTCAGTCCGGAAACATCCCGGCTGGAGGTACCGTAGCGTATCCTAGTGATGATAATTCTCGTGAGGGCAATGATATAATCATGTCGCATCTCACTCTTAAAGTAACAGGCACTGGGTCTTTTGCAGCGTCTAATAGCGAAGCCTATGATAATGCACCCATGCTTCAACATATTAATGTCCTTGTTGTTCTTGATAATAATCCGGGCGATGAAAATGCTTCCATTAATTCAGCCGCCCCTGCTTATGATGCTTTAGCAACTCCGGCGTCGTTGTATGCACCGACTCCCGATAATACTTTTGTCCCATCTGCAGAGAATGTTCCCGGTGAAGACTTTTTGAGGTCTCTTGTCCAAAATACAGCAAACCCTCCCGGCTTAACCACAGGTGGCTGGGCTGATCGTGATTTATACGATATGTCATTCTGGTCTAAAGATCATGTTAATGTCAAAGATCCTCGCTTCAAAGTATTAAAAAAGGAAAAGTTGTCATTCTGGCAGCAACCTGATGCAACTCAATTTCCCAACACTTATACAGCACTTAAGTCTGTTCAGTCTAAAACTATCACAATCAAGGCTCCTTATCGTTTCCATTTCAACAAAAACTCGGACCTTATCCCGTCAAATCAAAATATACTTGTTTTTCTTTCAAGTGACACACCAACTAAACGCTCCACATCCGCAACCGCCGCTCCGATCAACTGGGTAGAGCCTCCAGCAGTCGCAGTTGTCTCACGATTTTCATTCCGTGATCCATAAATTTATAGAGAATATCTTATAAAAAATTCATAAGACATTTTCAGAGTAAAGGGGTACTTTCGCCCGAGACTGCGAAAGCAGTCGAGGCTTGCCCTCCGCCGCCCAGAAAAAAAAAAG